TTTGGGGAATCAATGGTTGGAGTTCCTGCAGAAGTACTTTCAAATCTAGTAGCAGTAACCACTCCACTAAATCTACCATCACCCTCAACCCATAATGCAGAACTTGAGAGTTCAGTTCCGATACCAACATTCTTAGATGTATGAATGCCTGCTGCATTTACTGCCCAGGTTCCTGCAGAACCAACGACTTCGCCACCACCAGAAGTAGTAGTAATTTCTACAGTTGCAATACCACCTGAGAAAGTTGCAGTAACTCCAGTTCCGACAAAGTTAATTGTTCCTGCAGTTCCTACAGAAGATCCTTCCTCTTGAATAACAATTCCAGATCCAGAACCAACGACTCCAGTTAGACCAGAACCATCACCAACAAATGCCAGTGCAGTAACAACACCAGTTACTGTTTGTCCACCAGTTACAGAAACTCCATAACCAGTTGTAGCAAACTTCTTAGAGTTATTGTAATTTAATTCTAAAGATCCAGCAGGATTAAAGATTGCACCAAAGGAATTATTACTTGGATTTCCTATTAGTACTCTATCACCTAATAGTTTTAAATCTCCAGTAGCATTATCTCTGATAATGCTTTCCGCTCCACTGTGATAGATTTCTAAATCATTTGATGTACCAAATGATAGTGATACCCCATCTGCGTTTACTGTACCAATTCCAGATTTATTCTGCCATACTGATCCAGTAAATATTAGTTGTTGATTGATTGATGGTGAAGAAACAACAACGTCTGAAAGATCATTAAGGGAACTTCCGCCGCCACCAGCAGAGCTGATTGTGACTGTTGCGATTCCAGCACCAAATGTAGTTGTTACTGCAGTACCAACAAAGTTAATTGTCCCTGCAGTTCCGACTAGTACTCCCTCATCTTTAATTTCAATTCCAGTTCCAGAAGCAGTAATACCTGTGAGTCCTGAACCATCTCCAATAAAAGCAGTTGCAGTTACAACTCCACTGGAACTAATGTCTGCGACATTATAATTCTCTGTTCCAGTTCCTACGTATCCACTGGTCTCTTTGTTTACTAATTCGATCCAGTTGCCAGAGTGTGCATAGTATGCCTTACCAGTTTCATGGACATGTGCAAATGCGCCATGGTATACAGAGGCACTTGGTAGATCTGCATACGTTGAATATAGGAATGGAAGAACGTTTGTGGTAGCAGTACCAACGATTCTACCTTTTAGTAGGAAGTTTCCTAGAACAGATAGTTTCTCTTCTGCATTGGTGGTTCCGATACCTACGTTTGCAGAGGTTACGATACCAGTTGGGTTTGATCTCCAGATAGAATCTGTGGATGGTAAATTGTACAGAGCAGAAGCATCACCAGCGAATGCAGCTGCAGTGAGGATACCAGTGGTCTCATAGTTACCATGTACGTCTTCTGCTAGGATTCTTCTCCATCCATTATATCCACCGTTGGTTGTTCCGAAAGATACGTATGCAGACTTAGTGTTATTTGCATAAGCATACATCCCTCTCCATGAGGATGCATTTGGTAGGTCTCCAGTTGAATCAAAGTCAAAGCGCATCTTACTGCCTTGACCTGGGAATGTAACAATACCACTGATGGAATTTACATTCTCAATGGTAATAGATGGATTACCAGTTAAGTTTTGTGCAACAGTTGCAATACCAGCAGTATGTGCATATCCAGCTAGTGTTGCAATTCCTGCAGTAGGTGTATATGTTGATACGCCTGCTACTTTTGCATATTCTGCAACTCCTGCATTGGTCGCTACACCTGATGCTGACGAGTAGGTTACGATGCCTGCAACAGTTGCATAGGTTGCAACACCAGCGGATGATGCATAGGTTGCAACTCCTGCCAGTGGTGAATAGTCACTGTATGTTGCAACGCCTGCCAGAGGTGTATAACTGGAAAGACCAGCGAGTGTTGCATATGAAACGTAGTCTGCAACAGTAATATCTACACTGCCTTGGAAGATGGTTCCAACATCTAGTCTGGGTCCAAAGTTTAATGTTTGTGCAGTTCCTCTTTGTACACCATCATCCTTTAGGACAATACCCGATCCAGTAGCAGTAACTCCAGTTAGTCCAGATCCATCTCCAACAAATGTACCAGTTGTGATTCCTGCAAGTAATACATTACCTTCTACGTGGAGTTGGGAGGATGGCAGTTCTGTACCTATACCTACGTATTTACTTGTACTAATTCCGTAGGTACTTGCCTTTGACCAAGTACCTCCAGCGCCTGCGTTTGCTGCTAGGTTATTTCCATCTCCAAAAGTATTATAAATCTCTTGGAAATTCGCATTAATTTTTACAGCACCTGATGCGAGGGAATCTCCCAGACCATCGTTAGGCGTAAACCCAGTGAATATTCCCTGTCTAGCCATTTAGTGTTATATGTAAGGTCCCTTTGTTCTATTTATTGATCTAATAAATACGTATATAGGAACCATATTTTAACATGAAAATGGGTAAACACCAAGATCTAAGAGACATTTATTTTTCCTTATATTCAGAGGCAAAAGAGTGCTGCCCAAAATGCGAGGGTAAGTGCGGGAAAGACTGCAAGTGTTCTTGTCATGATGAAGTTAAGGAGTCTGCAGTCCCAGGTAAACCTGCGGAAAGACTCGGTGCGGTAACTGCTATCCCTAAAGATGAACGTGATGCTGCAAGAGAGAGACTTCTTGCTAAATCAAAAGAGATTAGAAATAAGAAAAAGATTAGAGAAGAGATCGAAGAGATTGAAGAGGTTGCTCCTCCAGGTGACAAAGCAGAGCGTATGGTTAAGCACATCAAGAAGTCCTATGCTTCTGATGGCGAACTGACCGATAAGGAAAAGTCCATCGCTTATGCTACTGCTTGGAAACATGCCAAGAAAAAGAGTAGATATAGAGAAGGATATGAGAACTATAAGAATGAGCTTCGTGAACATCATAGGGAAAAATTTGAGTCTTGGATTGCAGGACTCCAAGAAGATGGATATGACATTACTAAGTGGGAACCAGAAGAATTAGTAGATACTTATATTAAAGAAAATAATCTTTGGAAGTCGGAGACTACAATTCTCGAAGCTTTATTTGGTGAGGGACTAAAACAAGCACGTAAGAATGTTGGTGCTGGTAAGTGCTGGGATGGTTACACTGCAAAAGGAACCAAGAAGAAGGGTGGAAAAGAAGTCCCTAACTGTGTTCCAGAGGAAGTTGAACACCTTGATGAAATGCCTTATCAGGTGATGGGTTCTCCTGATGGTAAGAAGGAGAAAAAGATTGGCAAACCTGTGAAGAGTAGAAAGTATGCTGATGCAAGAGCATCAGAACTAGAAGATACCCACAAGAAGACTGGTGGTAAGTATCGTTCTCAATATGTTGAAGAAGTTGAGTTAGACGAAGCTCGTCGTGGTCCTGCTGCACCTGGTAAAGCAGAGAAAGGAGAAAAGGCAAAGGTCAGTCTTGCTGCATTGGCAAAGCGTAAGAAAGCACTTGATGCCCATGAAAAGAAGACTGGTACTAAACTAGATATCAGTAAGAGTCCCGAGGGCAAAGCACACGCCAAAAATTTCCCTGGTTCTCGTCAACCTAAGAAAGTGAAAGGTGAAAAGGAGACTCCTCTGGAAACTCATAACAGAAGGGTCAACAAATCAAACGCTCGTATTGTAAGTAAGGGTTATACTTCTAAGGAAAAGAAAGAAGTAGAATCTATGTCAAAGCACACTTCACCAAGAGACTGATTGATATGGAAAGAGATGTTATCGAGGCCGTTCTAGGTAGGTATACAGAAGATAGAGGTGGCGGTAAAAAACTTAGACCTGCCAGTGAAAGAGTTCCTAGTAAAAAGACTAAGAAATCGGAAGAGGAGAAGCCAAAGAAGGGTGATACGATGATCACCTACCTCAAGAGAAGGGGTCCTAGAAAGGGAGAAGCAACTGCATCGCAGGTACAGGGTTGGAGAGGTTCTGATCGAACTAACACGAACAGAAAGGGTCACGAGTCTCATGCAAAATCTTATAGAGATGTTAAAGAGGCTCAGGACCATGAAGTTGCAATGGCCCAATCACAGTTGAAAGGTGCTAAAGAAAATATTTCAAAACTTCAGAAGAAACTAGGTAAGAAAGAAAAAAATATTCCTGCATGGATGCAGGCTAAGATTACTGATACCGCACATAACATGGATGCTGCCTCAGGTTATGAGGAGGCGTACACTGGATATTATGGTAGTAAGGAAGAGCAGGAAGATAAGAAAAAAGAGACTGCGAATAGAGAACGTGATCTTCGTATGAAGCACGGTAAGAGATGGAGAGAATTCACCAGAGATGCCGTTGCTGCAAAGGAAAGAGAAAAGAATAGATTGAGACCTGGAGAAGTCAAGACCTTCAATAAGACTACGGGTAAGTGGGAATCCAATAAGGATTGACACGGCATTAAAATCTTAGTAAACTAACTCTGTCAGGGTTCAAAGGAAGCTCCTATATACTTTAGAGTATATTTGAGCTTCTTTTGAATGACTACATTAAGAGAAAGGATGAGAGCGAGGGGGGAACTTCTACTAGCTCATGCTCCTATCATAACCCTTGGTTGTACCTTGATCAGCACTTTGAGTCTGATGACATTGGCGACAGCTACGGTTTTGTCTACTGCATCACAAACAAAACCAATGGCAAAAAGTACATTGGCCGAAAATATTTTTGGAGCTACAGAAAGCCTAGAGGTAAATCTAGGAGAGTTAAAAGTGAAAGTGACTGGAAAAAATACTACGGAAGTAGTGACGATCTTAAAGCGGATGTTAAGAGACTCGGACCTGATTCATTTGAACGGGTAATATTATCCCTACATAAAACAAAGGGATTTGTAAATTACGAGGAAACTAGACAGCTTTTTGTTAACAACGTTCTGACAGAGGCTCTTGACAATGGAGAGCCTGCATACTACAATAACAACGTTCTCAGTCGTTACTTCAGGAAGGATTACTTCAATGGACCAGTATATGACCAAGGAAGAGATGATTCGTGACATGCTCGTTGATCGTCTGCACGAACTAGTTAATCAGGGCATGCTTTCAGAAGCGTGTGCATTGTACGAAGAATATCGTGATGTCCTGTTTAATAATCCTGAAGTTATGACGGCATAATTCTAAATAAAGGCGCCCACTTTCTTCACGGCGCTAAAATGGAAATAGATCTACACAATTTTTTCAGATATTATAAGCACGAAAATCCTCAACATGTTGCTGCTGTTCAGTGGTTAGAGGATAATCTGCCTAAGGAATACCTTGATGATAATTCAGAATGGGTTAAACTATTCAGAAAACCCGTTGCTGGTGCTGCTGGTATTACGAATCCTCTCAAGGTTCCTTACTATCCACAAACAGACAACTATACTAACGCTGAACGTACATGTAACTCCTCTTCCTGTGCGATGTGCCTAGAGTACTTTAAACCTGGTACACTTCCTGCAGGACCCAAAGGTGATGATGCTTATGTCAAGGAAGTCTTCAAGATTGGCGACACTACTGACCACGCCGTTCAGACGAAGGTTCTGGAGAAGTTTGGCGTCAAGTCCTCTTTTTCCTACAACCTGTCCTTTGCTGATCTTGACAAACAGCTTGCTGCTGGTAAACCCGTTGTTATCGGTATTCTCCACCGTGGTACTCTTAGTGCTCCTAAGGGCGGTCACATGTGTGTAGTCATCGGTAAGAAGGGTGAAGACTATATCGTTAACGATCCCTATGGTGATCTCAACGATGGTTACTCTTCCGATGTCATGAATGGTAAGGGTGCTGTCTACAAGAAGTCTCACCTCGCTAAGCGTTGGTGTCCTGCAGGTAATGATGGTTGGGGTCGTATCTTCGATCAACCACTCCCAAAGTAACAGGCGGTAGCAGTGCTCCTGCTGCCGCTGAACCTGCTGCACCAGCTCCTGCTTGGACTGGTAGTGGATCTAAGACTCCTCCCGACGAGGCACCACCTGTCGGTTTGAAGTTAATCAAGGAATTTGAAGGTTGTCACTTGGAGGCTTACCCTGACCCTCTTTCAGGAGGGCCCCCAATCACAATCGGATGGGGGTCCACAAGAGACAAAAACGGAAACCCCTTCAAATTGGGAGACAAGATTACACAAGATGAGGCAGATGCCTTACTTGTGGACCAGTGCCGTAAGCAATTTATACCTTCGCTGCGTAAAATTCCACATTGGGACGAAATGAGTGATGGACAACGAGGTGCTCTCCTTAGTTTTGCGTATAATCTTGGTGCTGGGTTCTATGGTGGGACTAATTTTAATACTATTTCCAAACGACTGAAGAACAAAGAATGGGATTTAGTTCCCGATGCTTTATTCCTCTATCGTAATCCTGGTAGTCATGTTGAAGCAGGTCTCGCCAGACGCCGTAAGGCGGAGGGTGAACTCTGGAAGTCATAAAACTAAATAGTATGCACATTAATTTCTTTAAAAAGATGCTACCTAAGGTTTCCGAAGGAGCAGACAGAGAAGAGAAAAGAGAATGGTTAAGTGATCTTGTTAGAATAGTGATTCTGATTTGGTCTGCAGGCCTACTTACTGCCTCATATGTAAGACTCCCAAGTGGTCAGAAGATCATGGACTTCGACCCAACTTTCATTGCGTCTGTTTTTTCTGGATCCCTAGCTGGATTTGGTATTGCTGCTGCCAAGGCAGGACAAACTCCTGGCGCTAACGGTAACGGCAACGGTGGATCTCTACCAGAGGCACCCGTATATGCCAAGAAAGACGAAGAAACCACAGAACCTGAGGTTCAACCAATATGGTCTGAACCAGAACCAACTCCAGAGCCTACTGTTGACTTAGAACAACGTGTAGAAGCTCTAGAGGCAAAAGCGGATTCTGAAGAAGAGCCACCCGCAGAAGAAGGGTTCGTACAACCTCGTAGAGGCGATCTATAATTAAAATGATTCTTTGAACCTTGTTCAGTTGAATCTACATACCCAAGTTACTTTGGTGACTTGTTGATTTCTTAATCGAACATCATGTTTTGTTAAGTAAACACAAGTTCACCAAAGTATTTTTATGTCTTATACAAAGAAGGCTCTTGCTGCAGCCTCAGCATTGCTCATGGGAAGTAGTGCAATCGCAGCACCCCTTACCTTAGAAGGAAACTACGTCAAGATTGGAACCAACGATGCAGGAACTGTTGGTTCTGGTAGTAATATATCTCCTGGCATTCTTTACGATTCCACGGGAACCGCAACATTTAATCCAGCATATGATTATCTAACACCTGGAACTCCATTTGAAGGATGGACTGTAAAGGGTATTGATTCTGATGGAACCACAGTTCTTTTCAACTATACAAACAATA